GTGCGCTCCCGTAGGGGCGCGAGTGTGCATACACACATACCCACACCTGCCTCCCCGTATGCGCTTGCACCTGCCCCTGCGCGAGTGCAGGCGAGCCTGCACATCTAAAAAAACCGAGAGGTTTTTTCGCAGATTTTGGGAAAAGGAATTGAGGAATCCTTTTCCTCAAAATCACACCTGCACCCCTATGTAGGCTTGCGCGAGTGCAAGTGCATGGGTGCGAGTGCATACACATGCGAGTCTGGATGTGCCTCTGCGAGGACAAAAAATTCTAAGGAATTTTCTCACGCTTTTCGGCTTCTTGAAGCCGACTCTAACTCTCGTAGGACTTTGTCAATAGGAAGAGTCACCCCTCTTCAAAACCGAAGGTTTTGCGAAATGGGAATAAGAATTTGGGAATCTTATTCCCATTTTAAGGGGCAGGCTCACACACCCTCGTAGGCGCACATACCCCCGCCCGCAGGCCTGTGGGCCTGCTCCTGTATGCTGATTTAGGGCAAGCCCTACAATCAGCAGTTAGCCTTTAGGCTAACTCCCTGCAAGAAAAACAGAGTCTTGACTCTGTTTTTTAAAAAAAGCCAAAAAAAAAAGCCCCTCAAGAGACCGAAGTCTCTTGAGAGGCGGTGTTCAGCCTTTAGGCTGGAATCGCAAAATCCGAAGCGGCTTCAAATTTTAACTTCGTTAAAGAGCCTCTTAAGAATCCAACCGTCTTGAAAGACGGTGTGGTTCAAGACTGCATCTTGAATGGTATCAAGCAAGATTTTCAAGTCTTCTCCGAAGTCTTGATGCAACTTTGCTGATTTTGCTTTCCATTGAAAGCAATTTTCGTTGATGCTGGATATACAATATCCAATTGCCGAGCCTTGAAGCAATTCCTCCGTCTCGGAGGAATCCTGTTCAAGGTAAAATTTGAGACGACTCAAATTTATTGAAGCAAATGCCTTTTCAAGGCATAGTCCAGACCAGAGGTTCTCTCTTCCTCTAAAGGAAGACATGGCCTCAAAAAATCCTTTGGATTCTCCGAATCCAAAGTAGCCAATCCGACAATCCCAAAGGGAAGGGTCAAGGAAGGTTTCTACGGTTTCACCGTAGGCCTCAAGCCATCGGTCTTCCCATTCCGACTTTGTCGGAAAATAGCCGCTTTCCATTTCTTCATCGGAGATGAAATTATCGGGGTCATCAGACAGACCATCATGGTCTGAATACAATGCCGAAGCAAGATGCTTAAGCATCTTCGGAGTCCATTGGTTTTGGTCGCCAAAATTCCACCGAAGGTGGAAGGCATCTTCGTTCTTCTTCCCCAGAGGGAAGAAAACCATTTCCATCATGTCAAAGACTTCGTCTTTGCTCATCGGCTCTCTATAAATTCCATGAATGCCGAAGGCATTCAAGAAGCCCTCCTTAAGGGCTTGTCGGCTTTGCTTCAAAACTTCGTTTTGTGTTTCATTTTTCATTTTTATTCCTCCTTTTCACCTTTGGTGAATTTCCTCAATAATTGCCGTTGATGAAGTCGTTTTGGCATTGGTTTGCTACCTTACGGTAGCACTTGAGGATTTTCTTAGGGACTTTGACCCTCTCGGAGAGGGTCAAAAGGAAGCCGTAGTTATCTAAACCTACCCAATCTGGGTAGGTTCCGAATTTCTTGCGAAGCAAGTCATCGGTTTGACTCCACCAATCATTTCCTTCGGAAAGGATTGCGAGAAGGTCGTCATTGGCTTCCGAGACAAAGTCTCGGAAAATTTGATGGATTTCAACCCCGAAGGGGTCGTTTGGATTGGGACAATCCAGCCACTCCGCTAATGCTTTGACTCCGTCAAAATTGTAGCAACTTAGGACACCTTTGGTGATTTTTCGGCCTCCATATCCTTCTATGAAGGATAATTCAATGCCTTCGGCAAAGTCCTCGTCATCCCTTCGGCTCTCAAGGAGAGCCATTCCGACTTTCCTATCCAACTCCGTTGGAAGACCTTCAATGAAATGTTTCATTTCATCAAAGGTAAATCTTCCTTCACCGTCTTGACGGTGAATGAAGGCTCTTGGGAAGCAGTTTTCCCCTTTGGGGAATCCCGAAGGGTATTGTCGGAGACAATGGAGAGACCAACCATCTTTCAAGCCTTTGGCTTGGAATTCTTCCTCCTTCCTCAAGACTTCGTCTTGTTGCTCAAGGAAAGACTCAAAAATGGAGACATGGTCTCCATCGGTGAAGTCAAATCCATTGACGCAGTCAATGTAGATTTGAGGAGAAAGTCCGAGTTTGGCCTTTAGGCCACGATTGAAAGCCGAATCAGTCAAGTCTTCAAGCCATAAATGGCTTGCCTTGCCGACTTTGTAGAAGGGAATGACGAAGTCATTGATGACCTCCTCCTTAGAAAGGAGGAGGAAATTGCTCAACTTTTCTACCGTTTCACGGTAGAAGGGGAAGGTGGCGGCATGGTTGATTTCATCAACCAAAGATTTGACAAGTTTTTGTTGGTCTGTAAGACCATCAAAATCCTCACCTTGACATTCGTCAAGGTCTTGACAATCCTCAAGGAGGATTGCGAAATCTCGGCCTCCATCGGTCTCAAAGAGACCGACTGCAACCAAAAATCTGCCGAAGGCAAGGTCGGTGGTCTTGCGAAGTGCTTCTTGAAGCACTTCAGCATCAACGGAGTTGATGAGGTATTTGACAGTCCATTCCGATTCAGCAACCAGAGGTTGCTGGTGAGCCAATGGAAGGGCGGCTTGAATGCAGTCTTTTAGACTGCAAAAAAAGTCCGTAGGACTTCCCGCCATTTCTGGCTTCTCAACGAAGTTGAGGGAAGGGTATTCATCATCTTGCTTCTTAACTGTAAGGTTATGTTCCTCCATGACTAAAGTCATTAGGAGGACATATACCTATACAGTAGAAGCAGATGTATGACCCCTAAAGGGGTCATGCCCCTCTCTCCAAGACCATCCCCTAAAGGGGATGAGCAGAAATTTCTGCGATTTCCGACCCAAAAACCGATTGACTCGCGAACACACATGGCCTCCTTTTAAAGGAGGGAGTATTTCTAAGTTGCGATTTTTTTCTACCCTCGTAGAGGGTAGAAGTTTGGCCTCAAAAACGATGACTTCGCAAGGCTGATGCTGGCATCTTAAAAATCCCCAGAGGGATTTTCGCAAATATGGAATATTAGAGTCTGCTCTATATTCCATATTTAAAGCCAATCTAAACTCCTCTCGGCCTTTAGGCCGTCTGGCCTTTAGATTCCCGAAGGGATTTTCAATTGGAGAGTTGGCTTTTTAAATCTGCAAGCAGATTTACTTTTGCAACTATGTCATTGAAGGTCGCAAAACTTTGTCTCGGATTTTTGGCTCTAAAGAGCCAACTTCAACAGACAGCGTTCAAAATCGGTGCGATTTTTTGCAAGCAAAAAATTCTTAGAGATTTCAGCCCTTTTTTTGGAGTCTTTGATTAGCCCTAAAGGGCTAATCAAAAAGAGGCCGATTTTCCTTCATCATCGGAGATGATGCAAGACTGATGCAAAGACCCCAAAGGATTAGTATGACTTTTCCTATGGGGAAAAGGCATACATAATACTTTGAAAAAAATTGTTAGGGATTTTGCCCCCTTAATTAATACACAAATACTATGATTGAATCTAAAGATTCAATTCATAGTATTTGGCAAGGGAGAATGCCACTTGGAAACCTTTAATAACCCCTAAGACTTCGGAGGGTTGATGCCACAAACACCATCAAAGATTGAAGCCTGCACTTGCGAATTCTCCGAAGGAGACTTCGGTTATCTGGTCGGTGAGCCTTGCTTACTCTGTAAGCAACGAAGCGAAGACCTTTGAGACCCTTCGGGTCTCTGATTTTGGGGGGGGTCGGCCAAAAGGCCGACCCCCCGACGGGGTAGACAACGCCAACCACCTCGCAAAAATTTTTAAAATTTTTTTAAAATTTTTAGTAAAAAGTCCTATATTTTCCTGTTTTTCCAGAATTCCTGCTAATTCTTGATGATTTATTTTGCGAATCCTGTTTTCCCCATTGTTTCATATCTACAACTGCACCTGCGGCAGGCAGACCACCGCTTATTTTGCTATTAAACAAGTCAATTGCATGTGCAAGAGCCATAACTGTATCGTTATGACGGCCTCTATCAATGATAATTCCATTTTTCCATACATGCGACTCTAATTCATCCAATAATATGTTCATTATGTTGCGAGTTGCGTCATCTCCGTATGGTATAATGATTTTACCCTGTTCAAACCAACTTCGCAGGCGATTTAGAAGACCTTGCTTCAAAGTTCTATTAGCAACTTTAGATAATGTCATATCCAAAGTGATTCCACGCTGATTTAATAGGCTCTGATATAGACTCTGAAAACCAGCACTCTCAAATGCGAATCTTGGTTTCTTATAGCGTATATTGAAGTCTTCAATTACATCAATTTGTTTTTCTGGTGGGAAATCGTTCTTTCGCCATATATTAACAATGTGGATGTTGCCGTCAGCGTCTTTTCGCAAGACAATCATAACAGAATAGTCTTGTCCTATACCGTGACTTGGGTCAAAGCCAATCGCATAATGACCTTCATGGAGAGCCTGCGTCTGTAAAGTCTGCGACATATCCATATTTTTGCGAGTGATTGTCTGGGGGAATACTGCCGAGTCATCATCAACAACCTTACACAGATATTCTTGTGCGAAAGCCAATTCGCCAATTGCCTGTCTCTGCTCTAAAAGAAAATCAAGTGGTCTCTCGGAAGGCCATAGACATTTTGCTTCTACATTTTCTTCGCTACGCCATTCGTCATAATTGACAATTGCTCCTTTGCGCCAACAATCCCATGATTCATTTTCTAACATCTCAGTATGATAGAGGTCATTCATTGACATAGGAGTTCCAACAACATAAATTGAAGTGCCAGGTGATAGCATAGGAGTCAATTTTTTACGAAACCATTGTTGGACTACTTCATACGACATATCATTTTGGTCATCTAATACATCGTCAAGAGCAATCGCAGCAGGGTGTTCTCCACGAATACCAGAACCAACAGAAGTTGCTTTTATCCATGCGCCATTATTAAGACGGATTTCAAAACGATTACCTCTCTTCTCATCTAACATACGGGAAAGTTCTGGGTGGCGTTTCAAATCCTGTCGTATTTCTTCAAGACGATTCATCGCCAAATCTTTATTAGCAGAAAATAGCCATATGGTAAAAGGTTTATTACGCCATTTTTCAAAAAGTAATTGATGTAAAATTTTTACACGAAGCGTTGTTGATTTACTATGGTCTCTCGGAGCGATTACACAGACACGATGCACTTGTTTATCTCTACGGTCTCCATATAATGTCATCCAATCATGGATATGTTCACCCCATGTGTAGCCTAACCACTCATAGAAGTGTCTAATGTCACTACGACTGCGCTCCATATTTAGAGCAGTAAGCATACGATTCATTCTTCTTCGTCTCCTCTAAAAAGTGGAAATCCGCACCATTCTGCAAGAGATATACATAGATGCTCTATCTCGCGTCTGTCACACATTACACCTATAATAAATTCTTCGGTGAATACATTGATAGCAATATAATTCGCATCAATTTCTGTGAATCGCAATTCTTTATCAGCAGATGCCCAAATCTTCATCATATTCATCTCCATTAAGAGCAGCAAGTGTTCGGAGACCCATTCGCAAATCACTAAATGCCTGTATCTCTTTAGTATGGGGATTTAATATAACCATTGGGCTTGTTGGTCTTTCGCGAGGAAACCCACACATCTCACCAAATGTATCAACAATCTTATAAGCACCTGGCCGAATAGCCCAACGCTCTTGTCCGTGTCGTGTAAAGGGAGCAACAGATGGCGTATGATGATGGCCTACTACTCCAATATCAAAGTCTGCTTCACCATCTTCCCACATCTTCTTAATCACACGACTTGGGTCAAGATTTGAATTACCTCTACGCTTGTGTCTTATGGATATATGATAAGGTATGCCTGCAAGCCATAGTCGCAAATTTAATTCATGTGCATGATACAAAATACCTCTTTCTTCAACAAAACGCTTTAGAGGGTCAAAATCAGTCATACCAGAAGTCCATAAGTCGTGATTACCAGCGACTACTGCCATAAGAGAGTCTGCCGACATATCAAGATAATGTTCACATAACTTCCATTGAATAGAAGGGGGAATACTTGCTTTCATGGCTGGTCGTGGTTTATCAACAATAAAATTATCAATATAGTCGCCAGCATGGATAACATATACATTTTTGCTATTTGTGATTAATTCGGTGTCTTGTCGCAATTGTTCGTGGTCACAATAGGGATTACCTATGTGTTGGTCACTCTGAAACGCAATACCAATAAATTTATCGCTCTGCATATGAATATCAGCCCAACGAGCATGTTCAATTGCTTTGATGGCTTTTGTGCTAAGTGCTTCAATTTCAGCCCATAAATCTTCATTAGACTTTCCTTGTTTCTTAAGATGCTCAACTACAAATTCTGGCCTATGGCTTGTTGTGATACTTCCATTTATAAAAGCATTTCTTATTCTGTGCCTCCATGCTGAATAAGAAATAGAAGGGTCTTGTTTATACATTCTTTTTGTTAAATCTGCTTCTGTGCCATTCCATTCTTTAGGAAGCATATCATTATAATTAACATGTTCCCACTCAAACAAATCACTTTCTTGTTTGTTCATACGAGTAAGAAAAGCCTCCCAACCCCTATGTGTTTTTTGGTCATTTATTTCATAGAGTTTTTTTGCAAAGCCACTAAAAGTGCCATCATACAAATGAATATTTTCTTTCACAAACTGCTCTGCATCTGCTTTCTTCATTGATACTACGATGTAAGTATTTCTTTATTAATGTATTTGTTTTTACCCCACAGAAAGAATTCAAAAAGAAATAAATGTGATACTGCTCTAAAGTATCGTCTATTCTTTCTAATTTCCATAGGTTGATTTAATCTTATAATATAGTATATACTATACTAAGAGTAGGCTCTTTTAATTAATAACTCTTAAGAAAGAAAAAAGAATAAAGTGAATTTAGACGCAGTCACCTGTT